TCGTAGATCGTCTTGGCTTGGGTGGTTTCCCACTCCCTCGCGGTGTCGATCATGCCCCGCGTCGCTTCCCTCGCGGCCGCGGCCCCCGAGGCGTAGTCGTACCACTCGTACGCGCCGTACAGCGCCGCCACGGCCACCGCCGCGATGCCCGCGGGACCCAATAGGCCCTTCAGCGCGGAGAACATCCCGGCCGCGCCGCCCCCGGCTTCCGTTGAGGCGATGAGCAGTTTTCCAAGCGTGGTCGATATAGCGCCAATGCCGGTATTCAGCTTGCCCACCAGCAGGATGGCGGGGCCGATCGCCGCGACCCAGGCGGCGGTAGAGATCAGCGCCTTCCGCTGCCCCTCGTCCATTTCGGCAAAGCCGTTCAGGAAATCGGAAGCCCCGGCGATCACGTCCTCCATGGTGGGCAGCATCACCTCGCCGAATGTCGCGGCGGTGAGCTGCGCGCGGTTGTTCAGCATCTTGAGCCGGTTGGCCGTGGTGTTGTAGCGCTCGGCCACCCGCGTCGTGATGGCGCTGTTGTCCTTCCATGCCTTGTTGGCGATGGACTGCGTGGAACTCAATAGTTCCGTCGCGTTGACCATGCGCAGCGTCGTATCGCGGAGCCGCACTTCCTTGAATCCAATGTCCTGCAGTGTGGCGATGGCGCTGACGCCCTTATCGTCCATCCGGGCGAGGCCCTCGATGAACGCCTCGAACGCCGCCGCGGGATCGGACTTGAACAGCCGCGAGAATTCGTTTGCAGTCATGCCGGACACCCTCGCGAAGTCCTTCAGCGACTGGCCGCCGTTTTCCACAGCCAGCTCCATCTTGATCAGGGTCTTGCTGAACGCGGTGCCGCCCATCTGGGCTTCGATGCCCACGGATGAAAGCGCGGTTGCGAACCCGATAATCTGGGGCTCGGTCAGCCCCACCTGCTTGCCGGCGGCGGCGAGGCGCATGGACATCTCCACAATGCCGGCCTCGGTGGCCGCGGAGTTGACGCCCAGCTCCAACACCGTGCTGCCCAGTTTTTCGAAGTACTCGTTGGTCTGCTTGGCCCCGGTCACGCCCATGATGTTGGCGAGCTTGGCCAGGTTCGTCGCGGCCTCCTCGGCGGAAAGGTCGGTGGACACGGCGCCCAGATCGGTCATGACAGCCGTGAAACCCTCGATCGCCTGATTGGCGACGCCCAGCTGTCCGGCAGCCTCCGCCACGGCGGCAATCGCCTGGTAGTCCGCCGGCTTGATGAGCGTCATTCGCTTGATGGACGCGTCCAGCGCGGTATACTCGTCTTTCGTCATGGAGACGGTTTTCCGCACCCCGGCAAACGCGTCCTCGAAGTCGATTGCGGACTTGATCGCGAATGCGCCGAGCCCGGCGATGGGCGTCGTTACGTAGCGCGTCAGGTCGCGCCCCACCGGCGTGAGCGCCTTGCCGGCCGCCGTCGCGCTCTTGCCGAACGCGGTCAGGCTGTCGCCGGCGGCGCGAAGCGCGGACTGGGCGGCTTCCAGGCGCTTGCCCAGCTTGCCAATCTCGGATTCGGTCTCTCGGACGGCGGCTTTGGCGTTGTTCAGGTTCGTCCGCGCGGTGGTGACGGCGTCCGCGGCGTTCTGCAGGGTCTTGCCGGTGGCCGCAACCTGCCCCTCCAGCTTCTTGACTTCCGCGCCGGTCTGCTCATACTCGCCGCGCAGCGCGTCCAGATTGGCCTGGGCCGCGATGGTGGCGGAGTCGGACGCGCCGAGGGAAGCGCTGTACTGCTCCACCTGGCGGGCGGCTTTTTCCACTTCGCCCTTCAGCACCGCCTGTTTCTCCCGCGCCTGCTCTAGCGACGCGCTGAACTTTCCGTGGTTCGCCGCGGAGGACTGCAGCTTCGCGTCCGCCGCCGCCAGCGCGCGCTGGTACTGCTCGACCGCCTGGCGCTGGCTGACCAGCTTCTCCCGCAGCGTGCCGATCTTGGCGCTGAGGCCGCCGGCGGATTTCTCAAAGCCGTCAACCCCGGCGGCCGCCAGCAGGAACTTGCTCTCCGCCTCCGCGATCTGCTTGTTGATGCTCCGGAGGTTTCGCGTGAAATTGTCCGAATTCAGCGATAGCGATACCACCAGATCGCGCAGCGTCTCGCTCACGGGAATCCCTCCTCACGCAAGAAAATAAAAACCGCCCCGCATCCTCCGCGAGGCGATTGACAGCCTGGAAATATGGCGGTAGTATAAAGGAAGTTAGCCGGGCTCCGGCCACACTTCGTCGATGAACCGGCGCTTAGGCGTTTTCGTGGCCTGCTTGCGCCGTACGTCCCACGCCCGAAGCCGGAAAAAGCCCGGCATGTCCATTTCGTCGATTGCCCGCATCGTCCAGCCGGACGTCAGCAGTTCGTTGTAGGTGGCGTATACATAGTCGGGCAGCGTCAGGACGCCTTCGCCTTTTCCTGCGCCGCCGTCGTAGGGAATTCCCCCAGCACTTCGGTGGTCTGGGACTGTACGGCAAGCAGTGAGATCACGATGTCGTGCATCAGCCGGTCCACCGGGTAATGGTCATACACGTCGTCGGGGCTGAACTGATTGCCAAACAGGATGCAGAACCAGCGGACCAGCACGTCCATAGCTTCTGCGACGGTGGCCGCCTCGGTGGGCGCCTTGCCGGACAGCGCGTCGCCGGCGACCTTGGTCACCCGGGTGTACATGTCCCAGGCCGGGCCCATCTCTCTGAGTGCGCGGCCGGAGATGAAGTCCACGCTGTACTTCTTGTCCCCCAGCGTACAGGTGATCATGGGGAGCACTCCCTTCTTTATATACTCAGCGCGGGAGATCAGCTTCCGCTGCCGGCGGTGACGACCGGGACATAGACGCTGGTCAGGAAGGCGGCCGCCTTTTCGGGGGTGAACCCGTTCTGCCCCTCGTCCGCCACCGCCTGGTAGCGCCCGTCGTGGGTGCGCTTGATGAAGGTGAACTCCAGCTTCCCTGTCTGGCGGGTCAGCTGCTTGCCCTCTTTCGTATGGTAAGTCTCGCTCATCGGCGCGGCACGGCCCTTGAACAGCCAGACGTAGCGGAACTTGCCATCGCTGCGCTCCGAGCGAAAGCCCAGCGCGAAATAAGGCGGCGCGTCACCCGCGGTGCGGACCAGCACGCCGTTGTCGTCGATGGCGTTGCCCAGGATCTTCTCCTGGAGCATCAGGGGAATATCCGCCATCTCCATCGTCAGCTTGATCTCCGGATCCGGATAGAGCACGTCCAGCTCCACATCATCGGCGTACTGTACATCGGGGTCGGCGTTCTCAGGTGCGAGTTGGGCGTCGATGGCGCCGGCGAAATCCTGCAGCGGGCCGTAGGTGATCACGGCTTCCGTGTCTGCGGTCAGTTCGGCGATGACGACGTTCTTGAGGCCGATGGTGCTGGCCACGGTGGGGGATGGGCTGTTGGGCATTCTCATTTCCTCCTGCTTTCAGGTCGTTCGGTCGAGCGCGTCCCGCAGGCTCTCCCGGATCAGGGCGTAGGCTTCGTCCACGGTGGTGTCGTAGGCGGATCGAATGAACGGGTGCGGCGGCGCGGGGGCCGGTCCGCCGTGCCCGAACTCCACCGCGTTTGCGTAGTACGCGCCCCGCTCGCTGTGGTGGACGCCAATGGTGATGCGCTTCCCGCGCTTGCCGCCGCGGACGCGCCCGGTGTGGATGGAATCGTGCAGGTCCCCGGTGATGATGGCGGGGTCGGTGGACGCATTCGAAAGCATCTTCTGCTCGATGGGCGCCGCGCCGGCCTCCAAAGCCCGGTTGACCGCCGGGCCACCGTCCAGCGCCGCAGCCATGGTGGCCAGGTCGTTTGCGAGATCGTCAAAGCCCTGGAACTGCACGCTCATCATAGCACCTCCTGCCTGAGGCACCAGGTCCACTGCACGGTGTACTGCCGGGTGGCGCTGTCGTAGGCCGGCTGGTTGTAGCCCTTGTCGGTCTCCTCCACCATGGCAAATCCCGCCGCGTACATCGCGATGCGCACCTTTCGCGCGGTTTCCGTAGGATCACTATCGCTCCAAAGGTTCAGGTAGACGTAGGTCCGGTAGGATACCGCCGCGTCGTCCTGATGTGCGTCCTCGGTCGTGGTGGAGGAGTACACCATGTACTGGCCGGGCGGGTTCTGTCCGGAGGCGGTGGGCCGCCAGATGCCGGCGAATACCGGGACGCCCACATCTTTCAGCGCTTTCTGTACCTTCAGCATCAGCCCACACCCTTCACGACGGAGGTCTTGAGGCCCAGATACCGCCGCTTGAACTCGTACTCGCCCATGGTGGTGATCACCCGCTTGTCGCCCAGAAACCGCACCCACATACCGGGGTGTACGTCGGCCCGGTAGCGGATCGTGAAGTTGATGACCCCTTCCGCATTCTCCGTATCGGCGGCGCGGAAGGTCTGGTTGCCCGCCTCGATGGCGGAGGCCCACACGCGGCAAACGATGACGTCCCGGGGTTCCGGGTAGCCATTGTCATTGATGATGTTCTCCGTGTAGCCGATCTCGACCAGGTGCCGGAGGTCCCCAGGGTGCGGGTCGGACTCGAAGTTCTTATAGCCGCGCAAGGCGCTTCACCTCCTCTTGGTTTTCCGGTGGGTTTCAGAAGAACTTGGTGACGTCCCGGTGAGGGTAGAGCAGGTTCTCAAACGCCGTCCGCATCGCCAAGTATACCTGCTTGTCCGGGTTATCCCGGTTCTCGTAGTAGTGGCTGATCATGAGGAGAACGGCCAGCCGCACAGAAGGTGGCGCATCGTCCGAAAGCGGCATGCGGCAGTAGTCCTCCGCGGCCGACTGGGCTTGGGTGATCAGCGAAGCGAGGGGTTCGTCCTCATCGTCGTGCTGGATGCGCAGGTACGCCTTGACCTCTGAAACCGTTACGACCATGCGCTCACCGCCTTACTCGGACGGCACAGCATCCGGCGTCATCAGGCCGGCGGCCTTCATGGCGTTGAGCAGACCGTTGAATTCCTCCCGCAGCGCGGCCACGGTGGTGGCGGTGCCGGCGGGGAGGTTGGGCAATTGGGGCTGAGCACCTATGGACGCGTCGAACAGCCCTTCGGCGCCCTCTATGGTGGCGCCGGACAGAAAGGTCAGCTTGCCGCCGATCACCCATTCGTTGCCGCCGTGGGCGTGGTAGTTCCGGCTGGATTGGCTCATTGGGTTCCTCCTTACAGTGTAAAAAAAGGGCTGCCCTGTCTTCAGCGGAACCACAACATATAGTAGGCTTCCGACATTTTGGCGCGATATGCGGTGGTGACAAAGACAGCCCCTCTAAGGCTTAAGCGGCCTTCATCCTCAGGCACTTGACCGCTTCGGGGAGAATCAGGCGGCCGTCCACGCGCTGCGTGATCTTGAAGCCCACCTGGTCCGTCGCCGCGTACAGCTCGTTCAGCCGCTGCAGCGAACGCCCCTCGCGGTCCGCCAGCCAATAGTAGCTGTAATCCCCGTACAGGATCGCCTTGTTGCCTGCGGCGGGCAGCGGCATATAGCCCGAAGTCAATACCCGCTGGTTGAGCAGCGTATCCGGCTGACCGTACATGAGCCCCGGCTGCCACAGGAACTGGCCGTTGCCGTCCTTGAGTTTCCGGATCATCTTGACAGTGGCGTCGTTCATGATGAACGCCGCGCGGCGGCGATAGCTCGACTTAAGCGCGTGCTGTAGGTCGATCAGCTCGTCCGCGGTGATCGCGGCGGCCGCAGCGGTGGTTATGCCCAGTTCCGCGCCTAGCGTGTCGTGCAGCAGCCCAGTGGGCTTATGGCTGCCGTCGCCGGTGATGATGGCCGCCTCTTCCGCGGCGCCCACGCGCCTGGCGAACTCGCCGGTGATGTACGCGGCAAGGTCGAAGGCGGAGTCGCGCAGCAGTTCCTCCGAGATCCGGATCATGCTGCCCACCTTGTGCGCGCTCAGCGTGATCTGGCCGAACCCATCGTCCGACTCGGGGATGGCCGCCTCCTCCTCCACCCAGGACGCCGCACCCTTGCTGGTCACCAGCGGGATCTTGCGGTCGCCGGAGGAGGTGGTGATCCCATGCACCAGGCCGCGCATGATGTTCTCTTCCTGGAGCGCTTCGACCAGCGTGTGCTCGAACTCGTCGGGCACCGTGTAGCCGCCCTCGCTGAGTTCGCCGATCTGCAGTGCGTTGCGGACCTCATAGCCGCGGCGGTCCACGTCGCGCATCAGCTTCCAGAAGGCGTCATTGTAGGCCTTGCTGCCGCGGCCGGGCTTATCCGTGGTCTTCTCCGGGCGGGAAGTAAGCGCCGGGTTCGCCGGTGCGTTCAGCTCCCGCTCCAGTTCGGCCGCGCGCTCCTCGCGCTCGATGGCGTTGCCCAGGTCCACGACCTCCTGCTCCATCCTCTCGTAGGCGGCGGTGTCCTCCGCGGACAGAAGGCCCCTTTCATCCTGCCTGGATTCCAGAAACGCCTTCGCCTTGTCCCAGACTTCTCCGCGCTTTCTGCGTATCTCCAGTACCTTGCTCATGGATTTCCTCCTTGTTATCGCCTTGCGGGCATAAGTAAACCCAGCCGCTTTTGCAGCTGGGCGATGGGGGCACCGGATGCTTCCGGCGGTGGGGGTGATGTGGGAGATCCGGTTTGCGCCGTCCCGCCCGGGTCGTCGGGCCGGGTAGCCTGATCATCGTCAGGCAATACAGAAGAGGTATGTTCATCGCCCTTGAACGGGCGGGGCGGCTGGGGTTTATGGCGGTTCAGCCAGGCCTGTACCTTGGCTTCCGCCTCCGCGCGGTTCACGGTTCTAGGCTTTGAGGCATTGATGGGGCTGGGGCTCGCATCATCCTCGGCAATCCCGTCGATGAAGCCGCTGGCCAGCGCCGCGTTGGCATCCATCCACGCGGTCGCGGACATCTGTGCGGCCAGTTCATTGCGCTCCATTTTGCATCGGGTGCCGTAGATGTTGAGGATGCTCTCCTTACAGGCTTTCAGTAGGCTGATCGCCTCCGACAGGTCGCGTTCGTTGCCCCAGGCAAGCACGCTCGGGTCGTGCACCATGAACAGGCTGCCCGGGGTCATCTCCAGGCGATCCGCCGCCATGGCCAGCACCGTCGCGGCGGAGGCCGCGGTGCCGGAAATCGTGATGCGGACGTTTCCAGGATAGGCCCGGACATCGTCGAACATCCGGGTGGCGGCATTACAGCTGCCGCCGTAGCTGTTGAGCCGGATGTGCATATCGTCGGTGAATTGGTTGTCGGCTCCATACAGCGCTTCGTGCAGGCTCGCCGGCGTAATCTCGTCACCGAACCACATTTCCTCGTCGATGTAGCCGTTTAGTTGTAGTTCTCTCAAGGGCAACCCTCCGTTTCTTCCACCCAGGCAATGCCGGCCAGGACAAAAAAGACACACGGTACAGCCACGCTGTTTCCGTATGCCTTGTATTCCGCTGCGTCTGATTTTGGGCTTCTCAGCCAATTGGCGATCTGAGCCGCTGTCCTGGGCCTGCCGCTTTTTCCTACGGCTTTCCGCCATATTTCAAAGACGGAAAACCACCAGGCGATTTCTTCCGCATTCGGTTCCGGTGTTTCAAGCCCATCGCACCAGCCATCCGGATAGCCCTGCAGCCTCGCGCATTCACCTGGCGTCAGGCGGCGCACCATATACTCGGATGGCGGCGTTTTTCCAACGACGGGCGGGTCTTTATAGCCCCGGGCTTCGAGTGTTGGCACCTTTTCCGTTTCTATCTGGGCGAACCCGCCGACGGTCATGCAATAGCTTGGATTTCCATCGCTTATTACCGCATGTCTGTCCCTCGTATTGAGCGTGAAACAAACATCGGCATGTACGCCGAGGCCCTGCGGACCGTTCTCGTCGCCGCGCCCGATCGTACTGCCCTGCAGAACAAACGTCTGTTGGTGGATACATGGGGAGTCGGACAGCGCGCCCGCCTGATCCGCTAGACCCAGGACTTCCTCCCGCTGATTCCGCGCAAAGGTCATCACGTCCACAATGGCGATTCCGCCCTGGTGACAAGCAGGATTCCCGCCCGCGCGATCCAACGTCCGGCTCGTCTCCGCTTCGTAGATCCCGACATGCGGATTGTTTGAAAGCATGCCCGCGCTCTGATCCGAGCCGATGCCGTATGCTTTTGTTGCGGAGGATGGTTCCGCTATCCGGGCCACCGAGGCGCGGTTGTCGCCCATTTCAGCGCGCAGGGTGCCGGAAATCTCCTCCCACCAATGTCCGCCTTTGCGCCTCAATAACCCCGGCTCAAAGGCTACCGCTCCGCGTTCTCCGCCCGGCGCTCCAGCGCCAACCGCAGCGTATCCGGTAGGATCTTGCCACGCTGCGCCACCCGGCGGAGTATACCCTGACAGGCCTTCGGACTCAAAGAGTACCTTTCCGCCGCATTGTCCATCAAGATCGAGGACAGCAAATATACGCCTCCGTCTTTGTGCGACTCCCCAACCCTTCGAGCCGTCGAGGATCCGCCAGGCGAGTGAATAACCGTCACCCAGGATCTCGCCCGCGGACAGCCATTTCCCCTTATCCGGCAGAGGAACATCTGCCTCGGGGTCTTTGACGCGGACGAGGCTTTCGAGGACTTCCCGGAAGTCCCGGCCATTTGAAGAGGACAGGGCGCCGGGCACGTTCTCCCAGACAGCCCATCTTGGCTGCGCTCCATTGGTTTTCCGCCTCATTTCCCGTATGATCCGCACCGCCTCAAAGAAGAGCGAGGACTGCGCGCCGCTCAGGCCATCGCGCTTTCCCGCGACGGAGAGGTTTTGACAGGGCGAGCCAAAGGTGACGATGTCCACCGGCTCGACTGCCCCGCCGTCGAGGACGTGGATATCCCCCAAGTGCTTCATCCGGGGGATGCGTTTGGTCGTCACCCGAATCGGAAACGGCTCGATTTCCGACGCCCACTCAGGCCGGATGCCTGACAAGATGCCAGCCAGCGGGAATCCGCCGATGCCATCAAAGAGCGAGCCCAAAGTAAGTTGTCTTCTCAATTGGTTGTATCCTTTGCTGCGCTTTTTACCCCCGTAATGGGCACCATGTTGCCGTTGACCAGGTATGTGCCGCCCCCGGCCCCGTCGGGCAGCGGGTTCATGTTTTCCAGCTCCCGGATGTCGTCAGCCGACAGCCAGCCGTTCTGGCGTCCGATGGCGTAGCCTTCCATCCGCTCTTTGTAGCTGCCCCGCATCAGCCCGTCGATGTTGATGCGCACATAAAAAAGGCTTTTCTCCTTTTCGGTGAAGAGCGCCCGGTTCATCGCCTGCTCGATCCGGACCAGCCAGGGGCGGATGGTATGCATCGCGAAGCTGATCGACTGGTGCTCGATATTACTGAATGTGGCGTGCTCCAGGTCGCCCACCAAGTGGGGCGGGACCCGGTAGACCCGGCAGATTTCCGCCACCTGGAATTTGCGGCTCTCCAGGAACTGCGCCTCGTTGTTGGGCATGGACACTTTTTCGAACCTCATGCCCTCTTCCAGGATCGCCACCTTGCCGGAATTTCCGGAGCCGCCGTAGGCGGCGTTCCAGCTCTCCCGGAGTGCGGTGGGGTTCTTCACGGTGTTGGGGTGGGTGAGTACGCCGCTTGGGGTGGCGCCATTTGAAAAGAAGCGGCTGCCATATTCCTCCGCCGCCATGCCGAGGCCGATGGCGTTCTTCTCCAGCGCGATGGGACTGTAGCCCATGATGCCATCAAAGCCCAGTCCGGGGATGTGCAAGACGTCTTCCGGCCGGAGCCGGACCACGCCGCCGTCCCGCGTGGTATAGTCGTAGATTAGAACGCCGCCCGCGTCCCGGTCCACCGCCATCTTCTCCGGCAGCAGCGGGTATAGGCCCAGGATCTGGCCACGCCCGTTCCGCAGGATCTGGCAGTAGGAGTTGCCCCAGAGCAATAGATGCGAGAGCATCGTCTCCCGCAGGATGAACGAGGTCATCTCATGGTTGGGCTCGTCGTGCAGGATGCGGTAGAGCGGGTGGCCCACCGCCTTCTCGCTGCCCCGGTCCGTGTACCGGTAGACGTGCAGCGGCAGGCTGGCCACCGTTTCGGCGATCACCCGCACGCAGGCGTACACCGCCGTCATCTGCACCGCTGTTCGGGGATTCACAGGTTTGCCGGCCGCGCTGCCGCCGAAGTAGAAGGCTTGCGCCGCGCTCACGCTGTTGGCGGGCGAAGGTCGCCCCCCGGGCGAAGGTCGCCCCCCGGGCTTGTCCCGCGACCGAAACAGCAGGGTCAATGGATTTTTCATGCCAACCTCCGAAAATGGGCATAAGAAAAAGCACCTCATTGCTGAGATGCCTCCTGATACTGGTCTATCCGAACGGATTACGGGACCTTGACGTCTCTGCGCTGATATAGGATTCGTTGAATTTCAACGACCTTCTGTCCCTCGTCCACCACATAAAAGATGTTGTAGCCCTTGACGGGAACAAACCGCACTTCCCTTTCCAGCGCATACAGGGATTGGAATATGGTATGGCGGTAGGGCATTTCCGCCAGTGAATGCACCATTTCGTCCACCGCGTCCACCAGCGCGATCGCTGATTCCGGCGCGGACAATTCTCCCGCGATATACAGCGCCGCCTCCTCAAGTTCTCTCTTGGCGGTCGGCAAGTAGATCACTTCATACATCCTGCTCGACCGCCGTTTCTTTCAGACGCGCCCGCAAACTGCGCATGACTTCGTCGTGCGTGAAGCGTTCTTTCGTCGTCGCGGACTCAACCTCAGCTTCCCTCAGCTTCATGGCAACGCCCAAATCGTACTGCAACTTGTCATAAGCCTCATAGCTGAACACCACCATATCGCCATAGCCATTTTTGGTCAGAACCACTGGCTCCTTGGTTTCGTGCACTGTGCGTGAGATCTCCGCAAATTTGTTGCGCAAATCAGAAACGGGCCGGATTTGTGGCATAACGCATCCTCCTTTCACGATCAACAGCATCATTCTATCATAATTATGCGCTTTTGTCAAGAAGGGCTGCGCGGTCTAGGTTTATGCGGCGCTTACGCTGTTGGCGGGCGAAGGTCGCCCACCGGGCAAAGGTCGCCCCCTGGGCAAAGGTCGCCCCCTGGGCAAAGGTCGCCCCCTGGGCAAAGGTCGCCTTCCGGGCAAAGGTCGCCCCCCGGGCGAAGGCCGCCTCCAGATGGGCAAAGGGAAAGCACCTCATTTCTGAGATGCTCTAACAAAATGCATTTGCGCCGGTTCCCTTATTTCTCCTCGCGATACCGAATTATCGGAACTTGCTTTGTTTTACCGCTGACAATTCTTCGTTTAAATAAAAAAACCATACCATCGGTTCTTTCAAAGTAGCCGAAGTCCCTTCCCCAGCTTACTCCGCATCTACAATGCTGCAGACCAATGAACTGCTGCTTCATCTTCCTGCCGCAGTTTGGGCAGACTTTGTTGCTCTTCCCCAATAGTTCTCACCACCTATATCGGATGGCTATAGTTCCTTGAGATAGTCCTTTGCGAAGTAGACGACGCGCATCACGTTCAGCCTGCGCTTTTCGTCGTCGGGAATATAGAAGACGATATAGTTCTCCGCGACCAGCTTCCGGTACCCCTTTTGCTGGAACAACTCATCGTGGATGGACGGCGCCGCATAAGGGAAAGCACACGCCGCGATGATCGCCGCTTCGATCTCGTTCAGTAGCCGGACGGCGCTGTCCTCCGCGGAAAGCTGAACCGCGATATATTCCGCGATGCTGTCCGAATCCTGTATCGCGGACGGCATCAGTTCGTAGGCGTAGAGGTCACTCATATTTTGCCCTCAGCGCATTGAAGGCCGCTTTCCCATCCACGCCCTCGCCTCTGGATAGTTCATGCTCGGCTTCCATCAGTTTCCGGTAGACATCCGCCACCGCCAGCGTCCGCTCATAAGTTTCGATGCTCATGACCACCATATCGCCGTACCCGTTCTTCGTGACGAAGATTGGCTCCCGGCTGCTTTTGCAGCGCTCACTGATCACGTTGGTATTGCGCAGGTCCCGAATCGGAACAATTTGCATAACCGCATCCTCCCTGATTTCGATCACGGCATAATTGTAGCACAGTTATGCCAGAATATCAAGACGGGCGACAGGTGCGCCCGTTAAGTGGCGGGTGCGCCGTTAAGTGTGCGCGAAGAGCGTCTCAAGCCTTGGAATCACAGCCCTTCACCGGTCTTCCGATCATGGCAGGTCTTACAGAGCGGCTGCCAGTTCGCCTCGTCCCAGAACAGCCGCTCATCGCCGCGGTGGGGGACGATGTGGTCCACTACCGTCGCGGGCGTCAGGCGGTTATCCTTGAGGCACCCGGCGCAGAGCGGATGCTTTTTGAGGAACGACGCACGTGTCCTGCGCCAGCGCCCATCATAACCGCGCTGGGTGGCGATCTCGCGGGCGTACAACCTTTGGTGCTGCTCACAGTATGGCCCGTCGCTGAGGTTGGGACAGCCGGAGTGCCGGCAGGGGCGCTTGGGTGTTCTTGGCATACTTACCTCATATGAACAAAAGTCCGCGTCCGTCGTAAACGCTGCCGCCGGAGCCCTGGTTCTTCATCGCCCGGTCCAGCGCCATCACCAGCGCCACCGCGCCGTCCACCTTCTCGGTGGACTTCTCCTTGTCGATCTTCAAGTTCCCCGCCGGGTCTGTGCGGACGAAGGCATTGTCCAGGTTCCACCGGAGCACCGGGTGCCCGCCGTGTGCGAGCTTCCGCTCCAGCACAATGCGCATCAATTCCTTGGTCGGAGGACTCATATCGCGAAAGCCTTGGCCGAACGGAATCATGGTGAACCCGTCGTCTTCCAGCGCCTGCACCATCATCGTGGCGTTCCACCGGTCGTAGGCGATTTCCCGGATATTGTACCGCTCCCCGAGGCTCACGATGAACCGCTCGATGAACCCATAGTGAACCACGTTCCCCGCGGTGGTCATGAGGAGGTTCTGCGCTTTCCAGACGTCGTACATCACATGGTCGCGGCGGACGCGCAGGGAGAGCGTGTCCTCCGGCAGCCAGAAGAAGGGCAGTACGAAGTACGGCTCCTCCTCGTTTTCTGGCGGGAACACCAGCACGAGGGTCGTCAGGTCCGACGTGGAGGAGAGGTCCAGGCCGGCGTAACAGGCCCGGCCTTCCAGCGCCGTTGCGTCCACTGTGCCGCCGCACTCGTCCCACCGGTCCATCGGCATCCAGCGCACCGACTGTTTGACCCACTGGTTCAGGCGAAGCTGCCTGAACATGTTCTCGTCGGCGGGTGTCTCCAGCGCCTTGTGATAGGCGTCGCGCACCTTATCGATCGCAATCGTGTGCCCCAGCGAGGGGTTCGCCTTATACCAGTTACGCTCATCCTGCCAATCTTCATGATCGCCCAAGCCAAACACTACCGGGTAAAAGCGGGGATCCCGTTTCCGTCCCTCGAGGATATCCATTGCCTTCTGGTGGACCTCCCAGCAGATGCTGTTGCGGTCCGTCCCGGCGGTCGTGAGAAAGAACCACAGCGGCTGCGCCCGCGCATCGCCCGAGCCCTGGGTCATGACGTCGAACAGCTTCCGCGTCGGTTGAGTGTGCAGCTCATCGAAGATGCAGGCGCTGACGTTGAGGCCGTGCTTGGTCGCGACTTCCGACGACAGCACTTGGTAGATGCTGCCGGTGGGGTCGTAGATCATGCGCTTGGTGGACGGGATGATCCGGATGCGCTTCATGAGTGCCGGAGACTGCTTGACCATATCCACCGCGACGTCGAACACAATGCCCGCCTGCTGCCGATCGGAGGCACAGGAGTACACTTCCGCGCGCCACTCGTCATCATTGGTCAACATGTTGAGCGCGAGCGCTGCGCCTAGCTCCGATTTCCCTTGTTTCTTGGGGATCTCGATATATGCTTGGGTGAACTGCCGGATCTGCGGCTTGTCATCCCGCACGGTGCCGAACACGTCCGACACGATCTGCCTCTGCCAGGGTAGGAGCAGGAATGGTTTGCCGTGAAACTCGCCCTTCGTGTGGCGGAGGCACTCGATGAAGTCGAGCACGCGCCCGGCTTTTCGATCGTCAAACGCCATGCTACCAACTCCCCTTGAGCAACCGCTCCATGGGGTCATCCTGCTGGGATCCTTCCGCGCCGGCGCCGCCGGCGATGATTCGGGCGCGGGTGGCTGGCGTCAGCCCGAACTCGGTGCAGAAGGACTGCATGATCTTCAGGTTCTGCTGCGCGATAGACACTTGGGGTACCTGCTGCACATAACCCGACGGAGTCTTGAAGATGGAGCCGTGCTGCGTGATAAACTCCTCGGCTTCCTTCCAGCGCGCGAACGCCTGGCAGTAACCGGCGAAGGCGGTCAGGTCGGCCATGGTGAGGACACCCATCGCCTCCAGGGGGGGTGCCAGCCGCTTCCATTCCTTCTTGGCTTCCGGCATCAGCCAGCCGGGGCACTTGATATCGCCTTTGGGCGGCACTGGCTCCCGGTCGTTGAGCGGACGTTTGCCGGGGTTGCCATCCAAGAGCTTGAGCGCGGTGGGTTTGGGCTTTCTGCCCCGGGTCGCCATGTGGCACACCTCCTTTCTGAAAAATGGGCACAGAAAAGCCGCCGTGCCTATGCACAGCGGCTTGGGCTAGGATTTGAAACTCAGAGCGTATGGTTTTCCCCTAATTTTCAGGGGAGACCGGCGTCTCCGCGATGTAGCGGTTGGAGCCGCTGCCAGGAACACCCCGCATCAAGAACTTCCGGGCGTCCTTGTACTCATCGCCGATGAACCCCAACCGGAGTAAGAAGCAGCGGAGGGCGTACTTTGGGTTGTCCGTCTCGCGCTCCGTCAACACCACGCGCTTCTGCTGCTTCGCCAGCTTGATCAGCGCGGCGATCAGCAGCGCGCAGGCGTGGGTCAGCTCGCTGGGCGCGGATCCTGGCAGCCATGGAAAGCGCAGCGCATCCTCGGTCTCTTCGATGGGCAGCGCGTCCACACCCAGTGCCATGCGGATCAGCCAACCCTTGCCCTCCACCAACTTTTTCAGATTGGCAATCGCCGCCCCATCCATGCCGTCCTTCGGGAAGACGAGCGTGATGCTGTCCGCGCCTGGGATGCGCATGCATGCGGCGAGTTCTCTTTCCGTGGGTGGCTCTTCCGGCTTGGCCCAGGCGTCGCCCTGCTGCAGGAAACCCTGCGCCCTCAGCGCGATCAGCAGCTGACCCACCACCTTGTGGTCCGCGAAGTCGTCCGCCTCCACGCTGCCATCCTTGAGCACGGTGTAAGGGCCCACCTGATACTGAAACCCCGGCGCGCCCTTGTAGGAGATCTGCTCCCCCGTCGCCTCTGAGATCGCGTTCACTAGCACCTTGCGCCGCTCGCCTGTCATGCCCTCGAATTGAATGGTCATGGGAATCCCTCCTGTTTTCGTTTTCCGTCCCATACATCCCTCTTTGAAGGCGCGTTTGCAAGCTAAGACACAGAATTTGCCCGTAAAAGAATCGGCGCCGGTTCTGGTGGATTTACACTTCTGCCGGCGGCGGGGCCGGATTCGCTTCCTCATAGGACAACTCCACGCCACCGCGCAGCACCTTGACCCCGGCGGCAGACCCTGCCTGTTCAACGAACCGGAGCACAATGACGGAGGCATACTTCGGGTCCAACTCCATTGTGTGGCAGATCCGGTCGGTCTGCTCGCAGGCGATGAGCGTGCTGCCCGAGCCGCTGAACAGGTCGAGCACGACGCCGTTGGGCGCGGAGCTGTTCTTGATCGGGTAGGCCAGGAGAGGGATCGGCTTCATCGTCGGGTGCTGCTCGCTGCGCTTGGGCTTATCGAAGTTCCAGATGGTCGATTGCTTGCGATCAGAGAACCACTTGTGCTTGCCGTTGGGGAGCCAGCCGAACAGCACCGGCTCATGTTGCCACTGATATGGCGAGCGGCCCAGTACCAGCGACTGCTTCACCCAGATGCACACGCCGCTGATGTGGAAGCCCGCGTCCTTGAACGCGCGCCTGAAGTTGAGCCCTTCCGTGTCCGCGTGGAAGACGTAGGCGGAAGCGCCCTCCGCCATGTGTGCGGCCATGTTTCGGAAGGCCGCCAATAGGAATTCATAAAACGCGCCGTCTGCCATGCTGTCGTTCAAAATTGACTTGCCATCCGCGCTTTGGTATGCGACATTGTACGGGGGATCGGTCACGACGAGGTTCGCTTTGACGCCGTCCATGAGCAGCGCGACGTGATCCGCATAGGTAGCATCACCGCAGACCATTCGGTGCCGGCCCAGCGTCCAGACGTCGCCCGGCTGCACGAAGGGCGTGATGCTCTCCACGTCCAGGCCGCAGTCGTCGTCCACAACTTCCTTATCATGGATCTTGGAGAATAGTTCATCGATCTCCGCCGCGTCGAAGCCTGTCGCCCCCAGGTCATAGCCGTTCTGCTGCAAGTCGGTCAGCAGGTCCGCCAGCGCCACCGGCTCCCACTCGCCCACCGCCTTGTTCAGGGCGATGTTGAGCGCCTTCTCATCCGCGGGATTTTCGATGTGCACGACCACGCAGTCGATCTCCGTGGCGCCTTCCGCCACCAGCACCTTGTACCGCTGATGTCCCCCTACGATATTCCCAGTGACTTCGTTCCAGATCACAGGATCCACATAGCCGAAGTCGTGAAGCGACCGCCGGATCTTTTCGTACGCCGGATCGCCGGGCTTCAGGTCCTTGCGGGGGTTGTACTTCGCTGGCTTCAACTTCTCCACCGGGATCCGCTGTAGGTTCATGCTGGTGTTCACGGCCATCCTCCCGTTTTCCGATGAAATGCGAAAAGCCGCCCGAAAGGAGCGACTTGAGCTCATTTTGGGCCGCTGACCCCCACCCCCGGAATATCGCGAAAATTCACGCGAGAGGGGGCTGCGGTCTCCGGCAACAGGTTCGTAGAGATTCGATCCCCCCTCCCCGGCACACTTTCGCGGAGCACAGTCGGAAAGTCGACCGTGTCCGTCGGACTTCTCCGAAGCGGAGCGCGAAAGCCCACTACATCGGTCGGACTTCTCCGAAGCGCAGTCCGAAAGCCGACTGTGCCCGTTGGACTTCTCCGAAGCGGAGCGCGAAAGTCCACCGCGCCCGTCGGACTTCACCGAAGCAAACAGCAGAAGTGTGCCGCCCGGGGCTTGGATCGCCTGCCCGCCCGGGGCCGGGGCCGTCCGCCGGGGCCGGGGCCGTCCGCCGGAGCCGGGGCCGCGCGCCGGGGCTGTGCCTGCCCGCCGGGGCTGGGGCCGCGCGCCGGGGCTGTGCCCGCCCGCCGGGGCTGGGGCCGCGCGCCGGGGCCGGGGCCGGGTTTCGCGTTTGCGCGGTATAGGAAGGCCGCGCCGGCGACCGCGGGGTTATCCCAAACGACGCCAAAAACGATCGCCGAGAAGCGCAAAACGACGTCGCAAGTGGCTTTTTCCGCGGCTCCGGAAACGGTATCCTACGCTCGCCGGCCGGGAACACCAGGCCGGCCGGGGCGGACGGGCCGCTCCGGGCGGAGGTCGCCGGGCGAGGGTCGCCTGCCAGACGGGCGGGGCCCGCGGGCGGCCAGATGGGGACGAAAGGGGCCGCGGGCCGTGAAAACACAGACCTTCGGGATCGAACTCGAGATGAACGGGATCTCTCGGGCGAAGGCCGCCCAGACAATCGCCGACCACTTTGGCACACGGGTCGAGTACACGCCTGGCCGCAGCTACGACCAGCGCACCATCCCGGACGGGGCGGGCCGGGCTTGGAAGGTGGTCTCGGATGCCAGCATCGCCGGCGGGGGGGGACAGCAGACCGAGGTGGTCAGCCCCATCTGCCATTGGGAGGACATCCCGACGGTCCAGGCTTTGGTTCGGGCCTTGCGGGCGGCCGGGGCGAAGGCCGACCCCAGCTGCGGGATCCACGTACACGTCGGGCTGGGTTTGCACACGGCCGCGACGCTCCGGAACCTCACGAACATCGTCAACGCGAAGGAGGACCTCCTGACCCAAGCTCTCGGGATCAGCCCCGAGCGCCGGGAGCGCTGGTGCAAGCCGGTCGACCAGGCCTTCCTGGAAAGGCTGAACCGGAAGAAGCCCCGCACCATGGCCGAGTTCGCACAGCTCTGGTACGACGAGCCCTCGACCTCCTGGGCCGAGCGACGCGCACACGAGCACTACGACTCCAGCCGGTACCACCTTCTGAACCTGCACAGCGTGTTCCAGAAAGGGACCATCGAGTTTCGGGCCTTCAACGCGACACTGCACGCGGGCAAGGTCAAGGCCTACATTCAGCTCGCCCTGGCCATCAGCCATCTGGCTTTGGAATCAAGCTACGCAAGCCCTCAGCGGCCGGAAACCGACAACCCCAAGTACGCTTTCCGGTGCTGGCTTCTGAAGCTCGGGTTCATCGGCGACGAGTTTGAGACGGCCCGGGAACATCTGACGGCCAACTTGCCTGGGAACAGCGCCTGGCGCAACGGCCCGCCCATGGCCGCGGCCATCTGACCCTGGGCCGTCCGGCACGCGCCGGTCACGGTGATCGGCCACAAGCTACTGAATCAAGTTGGGGAGGGATGACCCATGCACACCACCACGCTCAAGGTTGGGCACACCGGATACCACCTGCGTTCCTACCGCGCCGGCAACCCCCGCCTGTGCCTGACCCGGATCGCGCCCTACGATGAGACGGACTACCACTGGGCGGTTTCAAATCAGGCCGGCACGCGCTGGACGATCTACCGGCACAGCCCCGGCGTTCCCGCCGGAATGATAGGGGAGCGCTCGCCCCAGAAGGTGGCCGAACTGTGCAAAGCTCGCGATGAAGCACTCGGACTCAAGCGTAGGGGCGGCATCTGGTAGAACGCCGACTCCGGGAAGCTACTGAATCAAGACAAGGAGGAACACGCCATGTACTACAAAGCCATCTTCGCCCGCAAACCCGTGGACCTGGAGGAGGTCCGCCAGGCACGCGCCCAGGCTCCCGAATCTTTCCGGATCCAGGACTCCATCACGCTGCCCGAGGACGAGTGGCGCGACTTCACACACCACCTGCTCAAGGATCGGGCTTGGATCCGGGCCTACAACCAGCTCGCAAATCAGCAGGGCTGGCACGGCACAGGCATGGTTCGCGACTGCCTGCTGGTGCAGAACCCGGCGGGTGAAGAATGCCTGGCAATCGACCCGCAGGGCTACGACTACGCCCGGTACGTGGCCGAGCCGAGCTTCTGAATCAATCCGCCTGACGAGGGCCCGGCGGCTCCGGGCCGAAACCGGCACACGCCGGTCGCGGAAGCCAATGTCGGCTCCCAAATCAGAAGGAGGTAACATAGATGAATCGGAGCGAGAACGAGCACGATTTTGACGAAGTGTTGCAGGACGGCCTGCGGGAACTGGTCGCCCAGGACGGCGACTATCGCACAGCGGAGGACCTGTGCTGGGAGAACCTTCGGGTTCAGACCTATGCCGAGGACGGCGTGATGACCCGCGATAAGGGCCTGGTCATCAGCTTGCCGGATGGCGCGGAGTACCAGCTGACCATTATTCGGAGCAGGTAAGCCCGGCACACAGCTTTCAAATCGAGTTAAGGAGGAACACCATGACGATGTGCGAGAAGGCACAGGGGGAGCTTCGCCGGGCGGAGCGCGAACTCTCGAATCTCAAGGAGGACATCAGCCAGGTGGCCCAGGAGGTTGCGCGCACTGCGGCCGATGACGCCTTTGGCATGACGCCAGGGCTGGCGCTTGCACACACGACACTGGACATGGCCAGCAAGGGCACGCGGCTTCGTGAGGTTCAAACCCGGATCGACCTACTCCAATGGCTCCTGAATGAAGATGAACCCACATGACGAAAGCCCGGAGGTAACGATCCGAAACCGGCAATCGCCGGTAGCAGGAGGTCCCGCAAGCTCAGAAATCGAGTTGAGGAGGTACGCACATGGTCCTCGAGATCCATCGCGTCATAGCCTGTCAGGCAGAGGGTGGACGCTGGGCCTGGAATAGCGCGCAATACTGCGGGCGACTCCGCACCAACGCCTATGACGTACGTCGCGCCATCAAGCGCGCGCTGGGTGGCATGGGCGTTCGCTTTGGCGGAACCCATACCTGCATCATTTGCGACGACGACCGGTACGAGGTTCGCGTCATCGCGACCGGCGAGCCGCTGTACATTGCGGTCCGGGCGACCACTGCACCACAAGCTTTGAAATCAATTTCCCAATCTACTTCGAGGAGGTTTCTCCCGTGGAACACGAAAGACAGGCCGCACTGAGCGCTGCCCATGCCGCGTCCGAGGCTGCGTACGCACTATGCAAGGCGATGATCGTCGCCGAAAAGACACCGTTCCGGGCCACGACGCGGCGGCCCGGGCGGTAGCGGATGCTACACTGGTTGCGGCCCAGGCGGCGGAGGGCGCTGCGCTGGCCATCGACGCCGAGCAGGCCGAGTTGGATCCCGACCTGATGTACGCACACGCCCATGCCATGCGCATGGCCGAAACTACCCGGCAGTATACCAACCTGAAGATCGCAGACTTGGCGCTGCTTACCGGCGTTAAGGAATCAAGTTGCACTGACGGACAGTCGCTAGGAGGCGCTTGACCAGCCGACTCCAATCAGTTTAAACTTCCCTTGACCATTCTGTCAACACCCGCTTTCAAATTGAGGAGGATTCCCCTATGAAATACATTGCCTATGGCTCCAACATGTGCGCCGACCAGATGGAATACCGCTGCCCGGGCGCCAGATTCATCGATGTCGGCTACCTCCATGGCGTACGCCTGGAGTTTTTCACCCACGCCACCGTGGAACGTTCTCGAATCAAGGGGGTCTCCGTGCCGGTCGCAGTCTGGGAGATCTCCGAACGCGACGAGCGACGTCTGGACCGGTACGAAGGATACCCGGTCTACTACGTCAAAGAGGTGTGGGCGGTTACGTTGGCCGACGGCACCGAAATCACCGGCATGATCTACCGCATGCAGCTGAAGCGGGGCGATATGCCCGACATGGGATACTACGAAGGCATCTGCTCCGCGTACGAGGACTTGGGGCTGCGCTCTGAAATCAAGTCGGTGCTGGAACCCGCGCTGCTCCGATCTCTGCGCCGCCGGTACAAGCCTTCAGCCGGCTGTCAAACGAAATGACGCATCCGACCAGATGCGCTTTGAAATCAAGCTGCCTTCTTACGAGGGCGGCTTTTTTCATTCCAGCGCTTCATCATAACCTTTGAAGCAGAAGCCCCAGAAGCTTCGCGCTTCCAGGGCTCCGTCCGTTTTTGACAGCCTAATCCTACCACAGGGACACCATGACATACAATGACATTTTTGCCACTTGAAAACTTTTTTTCGTGATTCTCAGATTTCCTCGCGCCGCGTACTCTCCCCGGTCCGAAGATCCCTGAGGACGCGATCAACGGCGCGGAGTGCGCCCCGATGTGTGCGATACGCGGACCGAATATCATATCCTGCCGCTTCGGCAATGCTCTCCCATGTCATGAAGCCAAGGTAGCGCATCTCCAGAAGCGCCTGATACATGGGGGTGCGGACGTGCTGGATCACCTGGAGGATCTCCCGCTTCAGGTCGACCAACCCGTCAATGTTGCGATTGACCTCCTCTTCGAGATCGACGATCTTGATGATGGTCGATTCCATGGACTGCAGGTTGGGCGAATCGCCGCGGGGGATGTCCGATAGGACCGACGTTGCCTTGGTTGCCAACTCGCGGAGCTCGGAAACCTGTGCCAGCTTGTTATTGATCCTCGCGTCGATCAGGCGTACCTGCGCCAAATACTCTCTCGCGGTCATTCTTTGTTTTCCCTCCACGGCATCCTGCCTTTGTAATACCGCTCCGAAATTTCCGACTGCAACGCATCCGTCAGCGTCCGAAGCCTTGCGTTGGCTGCTTCCAAATCAGTCTCGTGCTCCCAAAGCGTCCTGAAGAAGGAGCAGCGCCATTTGCCGGGGCAGCCTTTCACGTTCAACGCGCGGCAGCTTCCGTCCCACCGAACCGAAAAGCATTTTTTAAGCATCCGCGCACACCTCCCAGCAGTCCGGGGAGAACCTGCGCACCGGTTTCCCTTGGGCAACCGCGGCAGAAATCTCAAGCGCCATCCCCGCGGTCGGCTCCCCGAACGCCCACAATTCATCGCAGCGTTGCAGCACTTCGATGCCCATCATCAGCCCCGCGCGACGCTCGTCCAGGTCGTCGTCGTTCAGAAAGCGAGGATAGATCAGGTGGGGCGCGAAGGGGACGCATTGCTGCTCATAAACGAAGCGGCAGTACCTTTCGGCCTGCCGCATATTGGCTTCCACATCCCCACGATAGGGGGAGCACACGAAGATCAAAAGATGATGTTGTTCGCTCATACTTCCGCCTCAATCCTGCATCGTCAGAAGGCGTGGGTCGAGCGAGCCCCGTCCGCCGCCGTGGTTGTACGCCTTGACCAGCGCCAGCGCGTGGGCGACATCCGAGGACGACCGCCGTTGCCTGCGCGCCTCGTCTCTTAAGTTTTCGTAGGTTATGCCGCGCAGGCGCTTGACGAACCGGTCCCGATTGATCGCCCCGCCGTACTCCCCGAGGAACACGCTGACGCCACCCAGGATGTAGCTGGTCAAGCTCCAGGCCGCGCCGTCCCAGGTGTCCACGATCAGCCGGAGGATCCGCTCGTATTTCTCCGGGCCGTGATCCCTGTACAGCCTGTACGCCTTGGCCAGCGCCGTGACGGTGTTCTTTGCTGCGCCGCCCTGCCTATCTGAGAGGGCTAGCCCCACGTTTTCGGTGTGCGCACGGAACGACTCCGCCTCAGTGCTGCCGGAGACTAGCATGGCGCGCAGGCGAACCCCGAACGCCACGTCCTTTGATTCCCCGGTCTGCAGCGCGAACAGGTAGGCCTCGTCCTCATAAGTCAGCCCGGAGAACACCTTGCAATCCACCAGGAACGGCGCGTCCCCATGAACCCGCTTGAGCGCCATCAGCGTGTGCGCTCCGTCAAACACATAGAAGTGCCCATCTCGGCTGGATACCTTGAGCGTGTTGACGAGCCGGGGATCGAAGTTTTCTACAATTTTCTCCACCCGCGCTGCGTCCACGGGACGTTGGTAACTGGTGTCTGTGAAGAGCACATGGCTCATCAGCTGGCGGTATTCGTACCAGCAGGTGTCGGTGCACATCCTGACGGTGGCGCTCTGGGTCTGGATGTTCAGGGGGCTGCCGCTCGCGCGGCGGGCGTTACGATTTTTCCTACTCATGGTCGGTCATCTCCTTGACATATTGATCGAAGGCGCGAATGGCGCCGCAGGCGGATTTCAGAATCTCCCTAAGGATCCGGGTGTTTTCGGGGGAAGCCATGCCGGGCGTGTACAACCTCGTGGCGTTGGCCGCCCCGGCGAGGAAGTTGTCAGCGATGAGGTGCATATGATCCTCCAGGTAGGAGAACATCTCCGGCCTATCCGGCAGCGGCGCGCCCACATGGATGGGGTGTCCCTTGTGCATGCCGATGGAGGAGATCGGCTGTGCGACCGTAGTCTGCGCGGTCTGCTGGACGGTGGCGTCGGTTGTCTGGATTTCCGTTTCCGGCGCAGGCTTTTCCTCCCCAGGGCGGTCGCCGGATTTCTCGTTTCCTGTCCGTTCCCGCAGCATGACCTCGTTATAGGCCTTATTGATGGTGATTACCCCTCGATCCAGCTTTTGTTTGGTCTCCTCGTCGGCGGCCTCCATCAACTTCTTGACTTTTTTGATCGTGTCATGAGAAACGCCGGCCAGCTCCGCGAGCTTCGCGCGGGTTTTACCCCCGATTGACGAACATGGTGCAGAATTCTGCACCATGTCTTCCAAATCTGTGCGCCTGCCCCGCCTGGACTGCGCCTGTACCCGCAGCATCGGCTCAAACCGCATCACCAACTTGCCCCTTTGATATGAGCTCAAATTCCGCCGCCCCAGTTGGTTTGTGACGATCCACAGCAGCGCCTCCTCGTGGTCTTTGAAATCTTTCTCCATCACCGCGAAGGGAACGCCGTGCTCATGGCAGATCTCGTAGCGGTTGTGCCCGTCCACGATCACGCCGTTCCAAACGGTGAGCGGCGTCTCGCATCCTTCCTTCAGGATGCCGGCCTCCAGCAGCTCCCGCTCCTCATCGGTGAGCGGAGGAATCAAGTCCCGGAATTCCGGGTCAATGGTCAACGCCCGTAGGTCCTTTTCCATGGTCAAATCCTCCTCGTTTGTTTTGCATCCGCCTGCTTGGCAGCGTCTACCTCGCTGATGACGGCTTTCACATCTTCCACGCACTCCACACGGCGGGCGATGCCCCCGGCGCGGTTGATCTTATCGATGGCCCGTTTCTGGAGTTCGGTCAGCCGTCCGCCGGGCAGTTTCGCCTCCAGTCCCAGAAAGCGCCCCTTGTAGCACGCGATGATGTCGGGTAGACCGCTTACCCCATAAGGCCCGCCATGCTCTTTGAAATAAAAAACGTCGCTCCCCAGCGACGAGAGATACCGCCGGATGGCGGCGATCAGGTCACGTTCTAGCATGTGTTATGCCTCCAATCCTCGCCTTCACCGCCTCCAAGAGCGCGTTCTGATCGGAGGCTTTATCCTGGAGCGCCTTCATCACCTGCTCGTCCATGGTGCCTCTGACCACCAGGTGGTGAATCACCACCGTCTCCTTCTGGCCCTGACGCCAGAGCCGGGCGTTGGCCTGCTCATACAGTTCCAGGCTCCAGTTGAGGCCGAACCACACGATGGTGGAGCCGCCGTGCTGGAGGTTGAGCCCATGGCCGGTGGCGGCCGGCTGTGTTACAGCGATGAGCACACGTCCAGCGTTCCAGTCCTCCAAGTCTTGGGAGGTCCTTAGCTCGCGCACGCCGGCAAATGTCTCTGCGCTCCATTTTCCGAACCGCTCCTGAATCCGCGCCAGGTCGTGTTTGTAGGCGTACAGTACCAGCACCGGCTTTCCGTTGGCCGCCTCGATCAGATCCTCCAGCGCGTCCAGCTTCCGGTCATGGATCACCCGGATGTTGTGGTGCTCGTCATACACCGCGCCGTTCGAAAGCTGGAGGAGCTTCCCCGCCAGCGTCGCGGCGTTCAGCGCCAGCACGTCGCCGTCTGCGTAGGGGAGCAGCATGTCGCGCTCCATCTGTTTGTAGAGCCTTTCCTCCCGGGGCGAGAGTGTCAGTTCCACGATGTTATCCACACGATCCGGCATGTTCAGGTGATCCGACGCCCGCATGGACACGCAGATGTCGAAGAGCCGCCGGTAGATCTCCCCCTCCGCGCCGGGCTTCAGCTCTCGTTTGTAGGGCTGCCAACTGTTGGGCGTTGCGAAGAACAGGTCAAGATATGTGTGCATCGTCCGCCCCAGCCGCTTCCCGCGGTCCAACAGGAAAATCTGTGGCCAGAGGTCTTCCAATCCATTGGGGGCGGGGGTGCCCGTCAATCCGACCACTCGATTGAATTGGCCGATGACCTTTTTCAGCGCCAGGAACCGCTTGGCCCGACTGTTTTTAAAGGAGCTGAGTTCGTCGATCACCAGCATATCAAAGGGGAGCCTGCGTCCGGCGAAGTGCTTCACCAACCACTCCACATTTTCGCGGTTGATGATGTACAGCTCCGCTTTCCGGGACAGCGCGCCAATCCGCTCCTTGGGTGTACCCAGAATCCGCTCCAGACGGAGCGCTTTCAGATGTTCCCACTTTGAAAGTTCCGCAAGCCAGGTGTCCCGCGCCACCCGTAGCGGCGCGATGATCAGCACGCGGCTGACCTCAAAGCGGTCGTACAGAAGGTGGGCGATCGCCGTCAGCGCGATGGCTGTTTTCCCAAGTCCCATATCCAGGAAGATCCCGCAGGCCGGGCGCTCTTCAATAAAGTCCACACAATAAGCCTGATACGGATGAAGTGCATCTTCGTTCAAAAGAGCATCTCCCAATCCTGTCACCCCCATAGATCGTTTGTGTCAAAGGCATGAATAACCCCGGCGCTAGCACACCATGCCCTTCAGCACAGCTTGCAGCCACCGGGGTTATTCGGCCTTTTTGTCATATGACTGAGTTACTGTCCTACCGGGCACCGTCCCACTGCGCGACTGCCCGCCGGTAATCCCTGAAAGCGCGCTTGAACACCTTGATCGCCTCGTCACAGGCGAATTTCCCGTCCAGGTAGTTCAAGATGACCGCCCGATCGCAGGTATCGGGGAAATCCCCGGCGTGTTTCATATCGTCTGCCAGATCACCTCGCGGCGTGTCTTTTCCTGCGTACCGAGAGAGCATCCATTCGTAAAAGCTCATGCGTTTCATCCCTTCTGTTTTTTGATGGATGCGGGTTTGCACTCCATTTTCCATGACAAGATGACAATGCTGACAATGATTTCTTATACGAGCGTATACGCGTATATACATACGCCCAGCCAACCCTTCTTCTCTTTTTTGGGTCCATATCTCAATGGGGAATTCTTGTCTTATTGTCAGGTGGGATTTTTCCTTCCTTTATATTGAGATGAGGACAAGCATCGGGACGCTCGTCAGGATCGTCATTCTTGTCTGTCCGCGTAGCGAACATAGGCCCGCTGCTGCCCATAGATCGGGAAAGGCTGGCGCTCGGGCCCGTTTAT